GCCCAGAACCACCGCGCGCCTTCAATAAATCTGCTTCCTTGCGCGTGATATAAGCCAGCATATGATCCTGGCCCTTGATCTTCAATTCGCGGGGTGCGGTGACAGCCTTAGACATCAATCTTCACCTTCTTCATCGTCGCCCTGGGGCAACATCACCTTCGCCATCAAAACCGTCTCGCGCTGGCGCTTGGTCATCGGCTTCGTAATCGGACCACCAACTAACCACGCGCTACAAGTGCGCGATGCCGCACATTTGAACTCCAACAATTCACAATAGCCCAAGTTCGCCGCCTTAGATACTTCGGGCGCATACGTCTCATCGTTGCTCTCTTCCCCCTGGATGCCCTTAACAATACAAGCCATCATTTCCGGGGTCTGGATGAACGCGGCGCAATTACCACACCGCATCGTCTTAGCCTCATCAGCAGACGTATTCCATTCCTGCGCCCGGAGTTTCCAGAAGAAGTCATCCTCGCTATTCGGGTTCGCAGGACCATAACCGAAGTCCTTAAACGCCCGATCACGGTACTCCACATTCTCTTCAAGATCATAGGTTGCCTTCGGGCACTGCATCAAACCAACTCCGTAACCGAAATAATCGGGTTACCCGCACCACCGCCCTTAATCGCCGCCAACTTCCAGCCAGGCTTTACAGCAAAAATCTCAACCCAGTTGGCGGGTAAAAGAGAGGATTGGTCCGTAGCTGTAGGGTTATCATTAATAGAAATATGCACATGGTTCCCCGTTGTCGCCACACGGATAGCCGTTGTCTGCGCCCCAAAAGCGGAGGTTTGTGTGCTGGTGCTTGGGTTATTGATCACATGGACACCATTCATCTCAAAAACCTGATGAATAACGTGCCCCGTATCGTCCTTTAGCTGGCGGCTCATTTCTTCTTCCTCGCGGCGCGCATATTGTCCACAAGATTAGGATAAGGGCGCCCCGCCGATTTCGCCATCGCCTTGGCGGAAGCCTTCTGCTTGGGCGACATCTTCTTGTCGCCCTTCGTCGGGTCTTTGGTTTCCCAAACAGGCTTCTTCATTTCGTCTTTCCCTCGTTCCGGGCCGAAATAGCCTTGGCCTTCGCCTTGGCATCCGCCTTACTGGAAGCGCCCCACGCCTGCAACGATTTCAGCAGGCGGGTGGGTTCACCCTTCGCATCACGCTCTGGTCCCGGCATATTGCCCATCCGCGCCAGGAAACTAGCCCGGCGGGGATTGTCCCCCGCCTTCACCGGCGCCTTCAGATTGGAACCCGGATTAGCCGCCTCATAAGAACGACGGCCAGCCTCATTCAAACCACCACTGGGGTTCTTTCCGGCTTTCCGCGTCCAGGCTGGGGATTTCATTCAATCCGCCCCTCAAAAATCATGTCCAAGGCCCCAATCGGCAACCGCAACACCACCGCCGCCGCATCCATGACCCCGTAGCTAAATAACACATTTTCCGGGGTAATTACCAACCCCGAATTGAACTCAATCTGCTCCGCCTCAAACAAGAAGATGGGAGATACCCTGGTCACATCCCAAGTATCCACATCATACTCCACCAGCCGGTGCGCGTAATAAATCGGCTTCTTGCCATTCTTCTCGCCAAAACGGCGATGTAAACAGGTAACCAAACGGCCCTTATGCGGTACAATCTGACTAGACCCGCTCCACCCCACCAAATCTGCCCGACCATCCCCGTAAAACACGGGTTCTAACATCTGGCTACCGCCAAACTTGTACACAGAAATCGGGCAAAACCAATGCACTAGCTTCAAATCTTGCCCATCTACATAAATACCCCAATTCTTCTCTTTTTTCTCGCCATTTGGCGACAAAAGCACCTGTTTCTCCGTCATAACCGGAGAAACTGGCGCCAAAACCATCGTATTCGCATCATTTCGGCTAGAATGGGCGCTCGCCAACCCCCACCAGGCGCCCTTCCAGGCAAATAGCCGCATATCCTCCAAGCCATCTTTACAGATGGGGGACTGCCTGATCTCCGTGTCGTCGATCTGCACCGCATTTAGTTGCGCCAGGCTGGCGGAGTCCATCTCCACCAGCCAATTTACCGTATCCGGTGCGCTGCCCTTGATCCAAATGGAGCCACTGGGCAACAGACGATAGTTCAACGTGCGAACTACCGCCCTGATCTTGTCACCATCCCACGCTATAGAGGGGTTACAAGCCGCCAACTTAGTCGGCAGCTTGATCTCCACACGCTCCGCGCCAGGAAACTGGCTTAAAATCATGCCACCTTCTCGAACAACATCAGCGTATTCCGCCCCCAAGGGGCTGGTTTGCGCCGAGTACTCTCCTGAAACATCGCCGTTTCCACCACCAGATTGCGGAAGCCGTGCTGGCCAAACTTCTCCACCCAGTACTCCGCCGTCCGCTCATTCACATGATGGTGCCCGCCCTGGCCCGGCACCGCATGACACATCAACACCCTATCCGCACACCGCATGGTGGCAAACCAGTTATCCTCATACTTCGCGTCAACGTGTTCCACGAACTCCGTGGAAATACACAAGTCAAACCGCTGCCCAATGTCCAGCGGTCCCTCGGTATAGTCATGCAAGATAATAGGGCCGCACTTCGCCTTCAAAATAGCGTCTGGGTGCCCCTCTACCCCCAGCACCCGGCACCCCATGTCCTGAAACCACTTCAGATTGACCGCCGTGCCACACCCGACATCAATCACCGATTCCACACCATATTCCAGCAGCAACCAGCCCCAGACATCCGGCGTGAACGTGTGCCCGTCGCCTTCCTCATAATAGCCACCCAAATGCGCCATCTCGTTCATGCGTGAACCTCGCTCGACATTTTACCCTGCAACGTCAACTGGCTGACCAGTTCGGGCAACACCGTCAGCACCTTCAACTTGGGCAACACCTTCTGCTCCAACAGAATATCAACCGGCGTATTTGCTGGCTTGGTGTACTCAATCAACGTCGGAATGGCCCGCTGGCGCCACCAAATAGCCGCCGTGCAAAGCGGATACCGCACATCCCACAATTCATCCCTGTGCTTGCGCTTCCACTTCTGGTCATCCACACAACAACTCTGCAAGTAAACCCCATCCACATCATCATCCACCTTGGCGCGGATAGCGGCCCACTTCTGCAAGAAACCTTCTGGCAGAACTACATCATCCTCGAACACCATGAACTCGTCCGCGCCGTCATGCTCCGCCAGGTTCCACGCCATGTGGTGGCTGAGAACAAGCGCCGTAGCACCACGCGTCACAAAGTAGTTGGAGTGCATGGGTATCTCAGACTTGATCTGCATCGACTTGCCGTAGATGCCCCAGACCCAATTAATTGGGACACCTTCGCGCTCGAACTCCTGCTTCACCCGCGCCGTGCGTTCGGGTGTCTCACGCAGCGAAATACAATAGTACTTCATTCAGCCGCATCCCTAAACAAATCACCCTGTCGCTGGGCCTCTTCTATCCGGCGGCAGGCAATATCGAAATACTTGGGCTCCATCTCAATTCCAACAAACGGATGGCGCATTTGCACCGCCGCTACACCCGTTGAACCACTGCCCATGTAGGGGTCGAGGATGGTGCCGCCTTCTGGAACGCGCAATTTATCAATAGTAAATCTCATGATGGCGATGGGCTTTTGAGTTGGATGGGCACCACCCTCTTTAACTAATACAGCGCGCGGCAAAGTAAGTCTCCGCGCAGCCTGCTTCCTATTTGTCCAAGCTAATTCAACATCAGCAAGACTGAAATCTTCTTGCCCCTTATCCCATACTAACCATCCCATAGATGGAGGCAAAGAATCTGTAAAATAATTACCGCCCCAAATCGCCACATAATCCGCGCAATTACCCAGCCATTTCATAAAGTCTTGTTCAGGGCGCTCACGATCCCACGACACATTTTCGCGCGTTGCCCGCCATCCATGAGAAGCCTTAAATGTTCCGCCATTCCCGTGGTCTATCCCATAAGGCGGATCAGTAATCACCGCCGCCGGTCTTTCCAGCGTCGGCGCAATATCGCGGCAATCACCCAGGTAGAGCGTCGCCAAACCTATCTTCTCAATCCTCACACAACCCCCTTCACATTGCGCCGCAATGGCTGCCCCCACTTCAACGAATACCCACCACCACTGACCACCGCCGCCGTGGTGGCGAAGGTAAGACAGAAAGCATCCGCCTTGTCGGGGCTGCGCCCTAGCCTGCGCTTCATCTGCGCCTTCGGCTCGATCTGTATCTTGCCCGCACTCGTCACCGTGTACAGCGGACCACACAACTCATCCACCAGAGCCTCATCATTCGGAATGGTGCAATCCCGCTGCTCAAACCACTCCCTGGCCTTCCACCAGAGTTCATCTCTTAGGCGGCTAAAGCGGTGCCCATCCAATGCCGGCAACTCGGCAACGTTGATCCCACGGACGGGGAGGTTCAATTCACGCAGCCGATCGACCACACCCGCGCCAAGCCCAATCACGTCAACCAAGATTTCCTGGGGGCGCATACTGCCTGGCGTCGCATCCCACTCAACCTTGATCAAGCCGCAAGTCTCCATCAAATCCTTGCCGCGCCACATCTTGATGGGTTCGGTGATCGCATTGCCCCGGCGCTTGGCCAAGGTCGTACTGTCATCGCCAAACCGCGCCACATCCAAGCCCCACACCACAGGCGCCGTCTGGCTGGGTTCAACCTGGCGAGTGGTGGCAGTCTCTATAAGATGGCGCGCAATAAGAGCATCATCATCTCCAGCAGGAAACTCTCCAAGAACGCGTACACGATACTGATTTGACCCATCACCATACTGCGCCACCATGTCCTCTAAGAAAGCCTTGTCCACCGTATCCGCATCGTGACAACTGACCTTCTTGCCCCACCACCGCTTGCGGTTCTTATTGAACGCATCATAGAAATAGCCCGTGGTTCTGGTGGGGTTCCCGGTCATTACCACCTTGGCGCCCTCAGTGGACAAGGCGCCCTGGCCCACCTCGAATACAATATCAGGGACGCCAGATGCCTCGTCAATCACAAAGAGGAGGTTCTCACTGTGGAACCCCTGCAAGGCTTCCGGCTGCTCCCGCCTGCTGGTGCGCGCCACAGCAAAGCTGTCGGGGACGCCAGCCAACTCAATCTTATCAGACTTGATCTCCAACAAGCGCCGCATTCCCTCGGGAAGCTTGCGGTGCCATTTGCCAATCTCGGACCACAAGACGTCAGACAACTGGTGCGCGGTGTTGGCGGTGCAAACCACCTTGGTTGGCAATCTGGTAAGGAGCCACCATAACACCAGCCAGGACAAGAACGCAGTTTTGCCAACGCCATGGCCGGAGCGAATCGCCACACGGTCATTACTGGCAATGGCCCTGAGAGCGTCCGCCTGCCACTTTTGCGGGGTGGCGCCAAGCATGGATTCGACGAATAGAACTGGGTCTGTCGCCAACTGCTCGATAATCGCCGCCTGTTCATCGGCAGTGGGGGCAGCGGGGGGTGGGGGTGCTTCAGACCATTTTGCTGATGTCAGCGAAATGGTTTCGGCTGGTGGGGCGCCACCATTAGTC